CAGCTGGTTAGAGCGCCGGCCTGTCACGCCGGAGGTCGCGGGTTCGAGCCCCGTCGCTCCCGCCATCGATTTGCAGGTACTTTCTCCCCCGCCCACTTCGAGCAATCCAGCGCTGTTGCCCACTTTGTTGCCTTCCGTCCGCTGCCGAGCCTATGCTCAGGCTCGCAGATGGGGATCCGCAAACGGGGAAACAGGTGGCTCGTTACCGGCGAGTCGGGACGTGATGAACTCGGCGTGCGCCGCCGCGTCTGTCGCACGGTGGACACCGAAGACGAGGCCAAGCGCCTCGATGCCAAGCTGCAGCACACCATCTACGAGGGTACGCACGTGAGGCCCTCCCACGAGTCGGTGGCGGCCTTCTGCCAGCGTTACCTCGACAGCCGCGACAAGCTGGCGCCGTCGACTCAGGCGCGCTACGAGGGCTACCAGAAGCACGTGAAACGCGACCTCTCAGCCGTCCCCCTGTCACGCTTCCTGCCGAAGACCGCGATCGCCTGGAAGAAGAAGCAGCTGGCCAGCGGCCTCTCGCCGAGCACGGTGCGCAAGCACCTCGTCTTCGTCGGCGCCGCCATGACGCTCGCGGTCGCCTGGCGGCTGATCGCGGAGAATCCCATGCAACACGTCGAGCTGCCCGAGGACGAGCCGTCGCCGTTTCACGTCTACGCGCCCTCCGAGCAGGCGGCGCTGGTCTCCGCCGCGGCGCCGAGCGACGGAGATCCCAAGGGCAACCACAGGGGCCGCAGCGACGGCAGCCTCCACGTTCCGGTTGCTCTCGACCTTGGCACCGGGCTGCGCCGCGGCGAATTGCTCGGCTTGCGCGTTACGGACGTCGACCTGGCGCGCTCGCGGATCCACGTGCGCCAGGCGCTGCGCAAGGGAAAGGGCGGGAAGAGCGTGATCGGGCCCTGCAAGACGAAGCGCAGTCGGCGCACCGTCGTCCTGCCGGCGTCTCTGACAGAGTTCGTCGCCGGATACATCGCCAGGCGCCCGAAGACGCGCAGCGACATCCTCTTCCTGAACCTCGCCGGCAAGCCCTACACGCTCGACGGCTTCGAGTCGTCGTGGCAGAAGGTCCGCGCCCGCGCTGCCGTCATCATGTGCAGGGACGCCGAGCAGCTGCACGACCCGTTTGCTGAGCACGCCGGCGACGAGCTCGCGGCGGCCCGCTTCCACGACCTGCGCCACACCCATGCGACCGAGCTGCTGCGCGCCGGCGTGCACATCAAGGTCGTGGCCGAGCGCTTGGGTGACAGCGAGGTCACGGTCATGCGCACCTACTCGCACGTGCTCCCCGACATGCAAGAGACGGCCGCTGCGGCGATGGAGCCGATGATGCGCGGCCTGCTGCCGCAGGTACCGACCAGCTAGGATTATTCAGGCCTGCGGGCGCCAGCCTTCTACGCTGGCGCCGTGGTAGGCTCATTGCATGACCGAAGGCCAGAAGGCAGCAACGCTGCGCCTGATCCAGCGAGGCCGTCATCCGTTGCTGGTCTGCGACGACCTCGGGTATACGCCGTCCGATCTCATCGACGCCCTCGCAGGGGACGAACAGTTCTGCCTGCAGTGGTGTGGCCTCGTCGTCGCCTTCAATCGCATGACCTTCGAGGAGCGCTTCCTGGGGGAGTGAGGGCAGCGGCGTGACCGGCTCCGTCGTCGTCAAGCCCCCCAAGCCCCGCTATCGAAAGTCCACCTGCGTCGTCTGCGGCGCCGAGCTGCGCGGCGATCACTGCCTCGGCGACCTGGTGTGCGACTGCCACCCCACCAGCGGCTACAACCCTCGCCACGACTCCCTACTCGATGAGCGCGTGCTAGTGCTGCTGTGGCGGGCTCACGGCCAGCCGGTGAACCTCTACCGGGCGCTGGGCTGCGATCCCTTCGAGGAGAACTACCGCGCCGTCAAAGAGTCCGTCTACCGCCTCAAGGCCAGTGGGATGGTGCGCGTCGTCGGCGCCGGCAGGGCGGGACGCAGACTTGCGCCAATTTCTCCGGGCGGAAGCGGGAGAGTGGGGGCATGAGCACCAGCAAGAGCACTGCCCTCCAGGTCCAGTGGTGGCCCCTCGATCGCCCGATTCCGTATGCCCGGAACGCTCGCGTCTGCCCCGAGGCGGCGATCGCCAAGGTCGCCGGCTCGATCAAGGAGTTCGGCTTCAAGAACCCAATCCTCGTCGACGCCAAGGGCGTCATCATCGCCGGCCACACGCGCCTCCTGGCCGCGCAGCGCCTTGGCCTCGACGCCGTGCCGGTGATCGTCTGCACAGACCTCTCCTGGGCACAGGTGAAGGCGCTGCGCCTGGCCGACAACCGCACTTCCTTGGAGACCTGCTGGGACGACGTGCTGCTGGCGCTCGAACTCGAGGAACTGATCGGCCTGGACTTCGATCTTGACGTGACGGGCTTCGACGAGGACGAGATCGCGGCGCTGCTCGACATCGGCAACGGCGAGGCAGATGGCGCCGGTCAATCCACGTCTCTTGCTGAGCGCTTCCTCGTGCCGCCGTTCTCTGTGCTCGATTCGCGACAGGGATATTGGCAGGAGCGCAAGCGAGCGTGGATGTCGCTTGGCATCGACGGCTCCTGTATGCGCGGCGAGACGAAGACCTCCGGATCGCTCTCCGGGACGGTGCCCGGCTACTACGGCTACAAGGCGCGGGCAGAGAAGGAAATCGGGGGCGAGTTGTCTCACGCGGAGTTCCAGAGCGATCACCTCGCGCGATTCCTTCCAGCAGGCGGAGCGCTGCGCTACACGGACTCTGGCGGAATCCTCTCGGTGTTCGATCCGGTGCTCTGCGAAGTCGTCTACGCATGGTTCAGCCCTCCCGGCGGCATGGTGCTTGATCCCTTCGCCGGCGGATCGGTGCGTGGAATCGTCGCGTCTTGCATGGGGCGTCGGTATCTCGGCATCGACTTGATGGCCGACCAAGTCGAAGACAATCGCAGACAGGCAGCGGGGCTCTGCGGCGATCCTCTCCCCGAATGGATCGCCGGCGACAGTCGCGACCTGGACGACCTGGATCTGAACGCTGAGGCGGACCTGGTCTTCTCATGCCCGCCGTACGCCGACCTGGAGCGCTACTCGGACGACCCCGCCGACCTGTCAACGATGGCCTACGAGGACTTCCTGACGGCCTACCGGGCAATCATCCGCCGCACGCTTCGCCGCCTGCGTCTCGACCGCTTTGCATGCTTCGTCGTCGGCGACGTTCGTGATCGACGCGGCTTCTATCGCGACTTCGTTTCGAACACCATCGCTGCCTTCGAAGTCGCAGGCGCGAAGCTCTACAACGAGGCCATTCTCGTGACCATGCCGGGCTCGATGCCGCTGCGAGTCGGCGGACAGTTCACCAAGTCGCGCAAGATTGGCAAGACGCACCAAAACGTGCTCGTCTTCTGCAAAGGCAATCCGAGGCGTGCGGCAGTCGCGTGTGGCCCCGTGGAGGTGGCGGAGGTCGCCGCCGTAGCCGCGGAGCGCCTGCCGTGAGCGGCAAGGGCACAAGGGCAGCCGTCGCCGCCCGCGTCGACGTGGTCTATCGCTTGCTCCTGCTCGGCCTGGACTACCAGCGCATCCTCGAGCACATCGCGAAGAAATACTCTGCGTGGGGGGTCAGGCCGCGCACCATCGACAACTACATCGCCAAGGCGAAGCAGCTCATCATCGAGGCCGGCTGCCACGACCGTGAGCTTGAGTTCGGGCGATCGCTGGCACGCAAGCACGACCTCTTCACGCGCTGCCTGAACGACAAGGACTACCGGGGGGCGCTGGCAGTGCAGAAGGAGATCGACGATCTGCTCGGCCTCAAGGCGCCCATCGAGATCAATCTGAACGACGCCCGCCGCGAGCTCGTGCAGTTCATGGTTGAGGAGATGATGCGTGAAGCTGAAGACGCCACCGCCGGAGCTGCTGCAGCGGACTGAGCGCCTCGTCGCGCGCATGCCTCCCGAGCAGCTCGCACGTGAGCTGGCATCCCGCACGGAGAACCCTGTCGGCCTGAGCGGCAACTGGCGCAAGGGCAGCGCTCCTCCCGTCGACGAGTTCGCCGCTGGCTGCCTGATCGTCGAGAAGGAAGGCGAGACCGATTCAGGCCTCGTCGACTTCAAGCTCTGGGACGCGCAGCGCGAGGCGCTTGAAGCCATCCTGCGCGAAGACTTCTTGGCGCTGCCGAAGGGCCGCCAGGTCGGCGTGACCTGGCTTGAGCTCATGGCCATGCTGCACGCCGGGACCTTCTGGGGGCATCGCCTCTTCAACATCGCTCGCCAGTCGGAGAAGGACGCCCGCGGCGCCATCACGCGCCTGCTCATCCTCGCCGGCTACGACCCCAACTCCGACCCGCCGCACATGCAGGTGCTGCCCGAGAGCCACCTCGACGCCGCCCTGCGCCCGCAGATCGTCGGCAAGACGCTCACCAGCCTGACCTTCGACAACGGCAGCCACTTCCAGGCCAAGACCGCGACCCGCCACATCGCCCGCGGCGACGCTGTCTACTGGGCGCTCTGCGACGAATATGCCTTCTGGCCGTGGCCCGAGCGGCAGCTCGCGGCGCTCGAGCACGGCGCCCACAGGGTGCATGTGCCAAGCACGGGCGACGGCGACTCAGACGCCTTCGCCAAGCTCTGCGAGGTCGCCCAGCGTGGCAAGAGCAAGTGGCGCATCCACTTCATCCCCGCCACCGCGGATCCGCGGCGCGACGACGAGTGGTTCCGCCAGAACATCGACGAGGCCCCCGATCCCGACCTTGCCAATCGTGAGCTGGCGCGCGACCTCGTGGACGTCTTCCGGCCTCGTGAGGGCGCCTTCTTCAAGTGCTTCAAGCGCGCCCAGAATGTGCGCGAGTTCGACGTCGTGCCGGGCTGGGCAACAGAGACCTGCGTTGACTGGGGGCTCACGCATCCGGCGGCGCTATTCATCCAGATCTCGCCCGAGGGCCAGCCCTTCGTCTTCGACGAGTACCTGCCCACCGAGATCCGCACCACCGACTTCGGGGAGGGCATCCTTGCTAGGCTGGCGCAGCACAACCTCGGGGTCAGAGTGCGTGGCCCCTTCTCCGACCCCGCCGGCAGGTCGCGCAACACGCAGACCAAGCGCAGCGAGTTCGACGTCTTCCGCGACCTCGGCATGCGCTGTGAGGGCAAGCCCAGCAAGGTGAACGACGGCGTGACGCTGATGATGGAGTCCCTTGGGCATCCAGACCCAGAGCAGCGCCTCATCGTTCACCCGCGCTGCGCCGGCGTGATCGCGGCGCTCGCGAACGTCCAGCCGCATCGCAACGACGACAACATCTACGACACCGACCACAAGATCTACTCGCACCCCCTCGACGCCCTGCGCTACTGGCACGTGAACCGCTACCGCCGGCGCCGCGGCACTTCCTCTGGCGGCGGCATCTCAACGAACATGAGCGGCAGCCGTCCGAGCGGCTTCTAGCCTCGCAAACTACAGCCAATTTCACCACGCGACCGGCCGCAGGCTTATGCCGTGGCCATCACCGACCGCATCACTGCTGCGGCTCGCTGGGCGTTCGCCCCTGAACGTCCGGCTTTGCTGTCTCTAGCTGAGGGCGGCAAGGGCCCCGACACCTCCGAGCGTGGATCCAACTCCGTCTCCTATGCGACGTCGAAAGACGGCACGGCCAGCCTCATCGACCCTGAGTACAAGTACGAGCTGCGCGGTCGTCAGGGCGGCAAGATGTATCAGCGCATGCGCTGGAGCGACCCGCACATCTGGGGCCTGCGCCAGGCGCAGAACCTGCCGATGTTGCAGGCGCAGGCGACCATGGAGCCGGCCCCTGGCGGAGCCAAGAACGCGCAAGGGGTGATCGAGAATCAGGACGCCGCTGCCAAGGCCGAGCTGGCCGACCGCCTGCTACTCAATGAGTTCCCCTGGCGCAGCTTCCTGCAGGACTCTCTGCTCGATTTCGACTACGGCTTCGCGTGCTTCGAGATCGTCTGGCGCATCGAGGACGGCGAGGCTAAATGCCGCCTGGCGCTGCGCCCCTCCTCGTCCATCTGGGTCGAGGACATCCACGTCCGCGGCGGCGCCATCGATCACGTTGTGCAGCGCCCGCTTGACGGCGGCGAGCGCACGATACCCGGCGAGAAGATCGTCTGGTTTGCTCACCAGAAGGAAGGCGACGCCTTCACCGGCCGCTCCATCATGCGGCCCATGTACAAGCCTTGGAGCATCAAAGAGGAGCTCGAGATCGAGCTCGCCATCCTCGTCCGCAAGGGCGGCGGCGTGCCCGATATCGAGACTGACGACGAGCCCGACGACGAGACCGCGACCCGGCTCGACAACATGGGCCGGCGCTTCGGCCTCACGCCTGACGCCTTCTTCCGCCACACCGCCGACACCCGCGTCTCCCTGCTCTCCGGCAACGTCAACGTCAATGACGTGCTTGAGGCCATAAAGGAGCGCAACTCCGAGATCACGAGCGTCTGTCAGGCGCAGGTGTTTGACCTCGGCACCAGCAACTCCGGCAGCCGCGCCCTCGGCACGACCCTCTCGGACCTGTTCAACAACGGCATCCAGGCTGCGGCCAAGGCACGCGAGGATGTGCTCAACGCTCGCGGCGGACTCGTGCACCAGCTCATCGCCAACAACTTCCCCCGCGACGACAACCTGCCCAAGCTGCGCTTCGGCGCCGTGCAGGCCGTCGACCTCAAGTCGTTCGCGCAGGCCATGCTGTGGTTCTCCCAGGCGTTCGGCACGCTGTCTCCCGAAGTGCAGGAATGGGCGCGCTCCGAGACTGGCATGCCCGAGGGCACAGACGCGCAGGTCGTGGTCGACGCGCAGAAGGTCCCGCCGATCCCCCCGAAACCTGTCCCGCCTCAGCCACCGGCTGGCGACGGGCAGCCGCCCGCGGGCGGCGCTCAGGCCAGTGAGGCACCACACTCTCATGCTGGCCTCCAGCTGTCTGAGCGCCGCCAGCCCCGCGGCGTCGAGGTCTACCTGAACCTCGCCGAGATCACGGCGCAGTTCGACACCGCGAAGACTGCCGTCAAGGACGCGACGCAGGCGACCCGCGAGAAGCTGACCGCCGAGCTCGGGAAGCGCGCCCGCGCGGCGCAGGCCAAGGGCACGCTCGCTGCGTTCGCCGCCGAGAAGAATCCTCCGATGGTCGACAAGCTCAGCGCCCAGATCGCCAAGGTGCTCAGCGACTTCTACAAGGCCGGACGCTCCCAGGTCTCCGCCGAGATGAAGCGGCAGAAGGCCGGCAAGCCGTGGACGGCCGAGTCCGTCCGCGCCGCTGAGATAACGCTCGCCGAGGGTCCGTCGCTCGAAGGCCTCGCCGCGCTGAAGCAGCAGGCCGAGGCCATGGCGCGTGCGATCGCCGCGTCCATCCAGGCCGCCGCCGTGGTGCAGGCCGGGCGCATCGCCGCCGGGACGCCGCTCACGCCCGACGTGATGGACGCCATGATGGCGCGCGAAGGGGACGGCGCCGCCCTGCGCTTCGCAGCCGCCGCGTCGGACTTCATGAGCATGGGGCGCTCTGCGGAGATGGCAGCGCAGGCGCAGGAGATAGCGGACTACGTCTACAGCGCCCTGCTCGACGGTGCTACCTGCGCCGGCTGCGAGCCCATGGACGGCGAGACCACCACGGACGCCACCTTGGCCGAGTCGTGGGCACCAAACCCGAACTGCGAAGGCGGCGAAAAGTGCCGCTGCCTGGTCGTCGCCGAAATCGCCCAGGACCAAGGAGCGTCCGCATGAACGGCATCGCCGAACTCTACCGCCTGCGCCTCGCCGAGACGATCAAGGCCGGCGCCACGACGCCCATGATGGTGTTCCCGATCGGCGAGTGGCACAGCACGCTCTATCCGGACTTGGCGCTGACCGAAGACCTCGCCAACGAGATGATCGCCAACTTCGAGGCGGGCGTCCTGGGCACCGAGCCCGTGGTCGACTCCTCCGGCAAGCACGACACTTCGGTGCCGGCGGCCGGCT